TGGTAGTTCGCTCGACCGTTGTATTTTTAGCCACAGTATTTTCGGACTAGGTTACGGTTCATTGTGGAAGTAGACAGTAAGACCATTGCAGGCATGTTTGACGTAACTGTTAAAACTATTAGGGATTGGGACACTAAGGGTCTACCGTGCGTTAGTAGATCGCTTGGCACGAATGGTAACGTTTACAATGCCAAAGACTGTATCAAGTGGTGGTCTGATAGAGAAATCAGTAAGCGCGTTGTTGATAACGACGATGGCGACCCTATTGATATTGATAAAGAACGAGCGCGTTTAGTCAGAGCGCAAGCAAACAACGAAGAAATTAAAGAGCAGACATCACGAGGCGAATTGCTTCCGGCTAGAATGGTTATAGAGCTGTGTTCAGCTGGCGTAGCAAACTGCCGTAATAGGGTTTTGTCTGTTCACAACAAATTGAGGTCGGAATTTCCTGGCTTAGGTGATGATGTATTTGAGAGGATAGAAAGTTTACACCATGACGCACTCACACAACTTGGAAATGAAGGAGTCCCAATCGGACTGGCAGAGCGCCTATCTGTCGATCTGGAGAAACATACGACCACCGCCGAAACTGACGTGCTCACAGTGGGCTGATGAATACGGCATTGTAGTTAACGGGCCAGAGCGGGGCAAGTGGGTTACACGCCCACCACAGAAAGCAATCTTAGATGCTTTTTCAGATCCACGAATTGAGTTTATATATTTAAAGAAATCGGCGCGCATTGGTTACACGTCGATAATTGGTCATGCGATCGGTTACGGCATACATCAAGACCCTTGTCCACAGTTAGTTGTTCAGCCACGTGATAGCGATGGTGACAAGTGGAGTAAAGAAGACTTGCAACCGCTTTTAGATGGCACACCAGTATTGAGGGCCCTGGTTCCTCAAGCGCGGTCGAGAGATTCAAAGACAACCATCAAGGTTAAGCATTATCCGGGTGGCCCACTTAGAATTGTTGGCGCTAACTCACCGGCCGACCTGCGGCGCATATCTGTTAAGCGCGCATACTGTGACGAAGTTAACGGTTATCCGGCCACGGCGGGCAATGAGGGCGATCAGATAGGCTTAGTGATTACTCGAACAGATGATTACTACGAGCGAAAAATAGCGCTTGGCTCAACGCCTACAGATGAGGGGGTTTGCCGTATCACCAAAGAGATAAAAGATTCAAGCCAAGGTTACTACATAGTTCCTTGCTTGGAGTGCGGCGGTGAGCATACCCGTAAATTTAGGCAAGAAGAAAAGCCGATTAGATTACGCGGCGAAGTATTGCCAGTTTCTTATTTGAAATGGCCGGAGGGTAAGCCAGAAGAGGCTAAGTGGTTTTGTCCTAGCTGTGAGTGTTTGATTGGTCATGATAAACACGCCGAGCAAATGAGACTAGGCTACTGGAAGGGTGAAGACTGGGATTATAGAGACGATCAATTTAATTTCTTAGATACATTCAGTGGCAAGATAGGCTTTAATATTTGGGCTGCGTTTGGTTATTCGCCAAACTCAACACCAGGCGGCATGGCTGCTCAGTTCGTAAGCTGCAAAGATGACTTAGAAAAACTAAAGACTTTTGTTAATACTGTTTTAGGTGAAGAGTGGAAAGAGCCAGGCGTTAGGCTTGATGATGAGTACTTAATGGAAAAGGTTGAGGATTATCCCGCCGAGCTACCAGATGGTGTTGTATTTCTGACCGCATTTGCCGACATACAAGAGGATCGAATCGAGGTTGGCGTGGATGGCTGGAATGAAAGCGAAGAAAGCTGGCAGATAGACTACCAAGTCTTCTTTGGCAACATACAGCATCAGCGAGTTTGGGATGAATTGGCGGCAAGTTTCAGGCAAAAGTATAAGTTTTCTAACGGAAAAGAGTTAAATATAGGTGCAATGGGGGTTGATTCAGGTTATTTACCTTCAACCGTGTATGAATTTGTTAAAAAATTCGGTTATACTCATTGCTATGCAACAAAAGGCGGAAGTGATGGTGAGGGCGTTCCCATAATTGAGGATCGACAAAAGCGATTACTTAGGCTTAGAAAGAGAAACAAAGGCAGTTATGCCCCCGAGATAATCGGAGTGCATGAGGCTAAGACAACGGTATTTAGAAGGTTAAGATTAGATAAAGTGTCACCTGGGTATTGTCACTTTGGACTACATAACGATTTAGAATACTTTAGACAGTTATCAGCGGAGCGCTTGCAAACAACTTACCTTAAGGGTAGGGCGCAACGAAAGTATATTAAGATTAGGCCGCGAAATGAAGCGCTTGATATTAAGGTTGGTAACTTGGCAGTTTTACGACTGTCTTCACCAAACTGGGATAAGTGGAAAGAGGCTGCTACAACTGGGGTTTCTATGTCAACAACAAAGCCGAGGCGAAAGCGCGGCATGATTAAAAACGGGAGGCGATAATGGCGGGTTTAACATTAGCAACAGCTCAAACAATGCTTGATGCTGCTATATCGGCTTTGACTGACGCGATGAAAGTTCAAAGCTATAGCACCTCTACCGATACAGATTCCTTTTCAGCATCCAATCAAAGCATAGAGGGCTTGCAAGAAGCGGTCACTTATTGGGATGGCAAAGTAAAGCGCCTATCCCGTGGCGGCGGCGTTCGTTTCAAGCAGATGGTTTACAATGGAAATTAAAAAAGAACTAGAAAACGCTATGAATTCGGTTAAGCCGAATCTAGCAGATAAGGTTCGAGCCTATTTTGATCCTGTAGCTGGCGTGAAGCGTCATAGGGCGCGTCAAATGATGGCCTTGGCTGGTGGTGGCTACAATGCAGGTAAGCGCGGCAGAAAGGCGTTTAATAACTACAATGTAACTACAGCTCAAGACGCTGACGGCGATATAATTCCAGACTTGGCGCTAATCCGCGACAGGTCAAGAGACTTAATCAGAAACAACGCGATAGCCGCGAGCGCAATTAGCACAAAGCAAGTTAGCGTTATCGGCTCTGGCTTGGTGTATCACTCAGAAATTGACTACAACTTTCTTGGATTGACACGAGAGCAGGCCGAAGAGTGGCAGAAATCAGCGGAGCGTGAATTTAAGTTATTTGCTAAGTGCTGCAATATTGAAAGAGACATGACGTTTTCAATGTTTCAATCTTTAGCTTATCGATCAAGAAAGGAGAGCGGCGACGTTGGTGTAGTTCGGCGGTATCACAAAAACCCTAACGACATTTACGGCACTAAGCTACAAATGATCGAGGCCGACCGCATAAGAAATAAAGATAACGTTGTTGACACTGCTACTTTAGTGCAGGGCGTTGAGAAAGATTTAGACACAGGTGAGGCAAAGAGATATCACGTTGCTAGTAGCAATAACGGATTCTTTGTAAATAAAGATATTAAGTGGTCTTTGGTTGAAGCGTGGAACGAAGAGACGGGCTTGCCTAACTTTCTTCACTTGTCTCAAAAGCTAAGACCTACTCAGACTCGCGGCGTACCAGACTTAGCGCCAGTTCTGGAGTCGATCAAACAGCTTGGCGACTATAAAGACAATGAGCTTAGAGCCTCGGTTTTAAATTCATTATTCACTGCATTTATAAAAACAGAAGACGGCGAACAGGGCGCGGTACCCGACGGTCAAGTCGAAGAGTCTGGAGATTTAGAGTTAGGCTCCGGACTGATTGGGTATTTAGGCTCAAATGAATCTATGGAGTTTGCTGATCCGAATCGACCAAACAGCGCGGCTGGTGATTTTATTGGTCTCTTCTCTGAAGAGATCGGCACAGCCATAGGCTTGCCTCGTGAAGTTCTAATGAAGAGCTTTAAGTCTAGTTACTCAGCAGCACAGGCGGCATTATTGGAAGCGTGGCGTTATTTCAAGGTTGATCGTAGCTTTGAGGTTGAAAAGTTATGCAATCCAGTTCTAGAAATGTTCTTACATGAATCGGTGGCGCTTGGTAGATTAAAAGCACCTGGTTTCTTTGACGATCCACTGATCAGAATGGCTTACTGCGGCGCTCGATGGGTTGGGCCTCCAAAAGGTCATGTTGATGAGTTGAAAGCCGTTAACGCTGCGACTAAGCGCGTAGAAGCTGAATTCTCTACTAGAAAGTCAGAAAGCGCAGAAATGGGTAGTGACTACGATAGAAATCACGAACAACGAGCTTATGAAGTAGAGCAAGAAATAGCACACGGCACAAGTTCAAAGCGCGAGGCCGCGCCAATAGAATTCGAGGTAGACGTAAACAATGACAAATAAAAAGAACGGGCTTAGACGTGCGGCCAAGGTTGTTATGGCTCAACAGTGGGCTATTACTCCACAGGCTTTAGAGTCAATCTGCATGGTTGCATCAGGTATGGGTGACGTTAAAGCGCTAATGAAGCAGAACGGCGGCACGCTCAAGAATAATCCGGCGGTTGTTATGCGGGATGGCGTTGCAATATTAAGTATTGATGGCCCGTTGTTTAAATACGCTAACTTAATGACTGAGATTAGCGGCGCAACTAGTTACCAGATGTTTGTTAAAGACTTTACTCAGGCGGTAAATTCTGACGAAGTTAAAGCAATCATATTGGATATTGATTCACCTGGCGGCATGACTAACGGAATGACCGAAACTAGTCAGATAATCAGAGACGCGCGTGGAATCAAGCCTATTTACGCTTATATTGGCGGAACTGGAGCAAGTGCGGCCTATGGTTTAGCGTGCGCAGCGGATCACATAATTTGTGAGAAGTCGGCGCTAGTTGGCTCTATTGGTGTGATTTTATCCGTAGAGGCTGGCGAAGATGGCGATATCAATATCATATCTAAGAACGCACCAAATAAGCGGCCAGATATTAATACGGCAGAGGGTCGACAGTCATTTCAAACGACCGTAGACGATTTAGAAACAGTATTCATTGATCATGTCGCGGCTTGCCGTGGTATAGATCGTGAAACCGTGGTGGCTGATTTTGGTCAGGGCGGTATTTTAGTAGGTGAAAAAGCGTTAGAAGCCGGTATGGTTGATAGCATTGGTTCACTTGAGTCATTAATCGCCAATATCGGCGGAACACAAAGAGGTATTGTTATGACTGAAGAGTCAAAAGCAGAAGGCTTAACGCCGACTATTACCGCCGAATATATTTTGGCAAACCATCCAGAGATTGCAACGCAATTCAGAAGCGAGGGCGCTGAGGGTGTTGATTTATCAGCATCGGTTGCTAAGGGCGCATCTGATGAGCGCGAACGGATTCAATCCGTATTTGCTGCTAGTATGGTAGGGCATGAAGGGTTGATTGAAACACTGGCGTTTGATGGCAAAACCACAGGCGGCGAAGCGGCTTTAAAAGTTATTGGCGCGGCTAAGGCCAACGGCGATAAAAAGCTAGAAGCACTGTCTAAGGATATCGACGACGCTCCTCAGACATCGCTCGAGCCAGGGTCACTATCTAGTGGCTGGGAAGGAAACGCAGCACTACAAGCCGAATTTGGTGGTAGTGAAGACAGTTACAACGCTTACATGAAAGCAAACGAAGCGGGTTTAGTCCGCACTACAGGAGCTAAATAATGACTACTCTAGCAGCAAACACGCCACGTGGTTACGAGCAGGGCGACGTCGAGGGCTTTCCAGTTATTGCCGCCGACATTATCTATGAAGGTGCAGCGGTTGGCGAAAATGGCTCTGGCTATTCGCGTCCACTAGTGGCTGGGGATGCATTTCAAGGCTTCGCAGAAGATAAGGTTGATAACTCAGCCGGCGCGGCTGGCGACTTGAATGTGCGGGTTAAGCGTCGCGGTAAGGTTCAGTTAGCCGTTGTTGGCGCAACCGCAATCACCGCAAACGATAGTCCAGCCGTCTATGCGGCTGATGACAACACGTTTACATTAACATCAACATCAAATAGCCTTATTGGTTATGTATCGCGCTGGGTTTCTAACGGTGTATGTGTTGTTGAATTTGACGCCGCTTTAGTTAAAGCAGCACTACAAGCATAAGGGGTACACAATGAGTGCACAAAAATTAAGTGAACGCCAGATTCAAGGCAATTTCTTTAATCGATTAAATCAAGAGTCTGGCTCGGGTTGGGTTAACTCGATCTCTTTCTATACTGATTCAGATCAAGAGTCCGAAGAGTACGGCTGGTTGGGTCAAGTTCCAACACTGCGCGAGTGGGTTGGCGGTCGACAAGCTAAGGGCTTAATCGATCATTCTTTGATTTTACGCAATAAGGACTATGAAGCAAGTATCGACATTCTGCAAAAGTGGATTGATCGAGACAAAACTGGTCAAGTTAATGCGCGTATTAATGATCTGGCGGATCGGGCTAACTCTCACTGGGCTTCATTGTCTTCTGGGCTGATTGTTAACGGCGCTTCTAACGTGTGTTATGACGGCCAGTTCTTTTTTGACACAGATCATGCTGAGGGCGACTCAGGCACACAATCAAACGATATCACTGTTGATATCTCTGCCTTGCCTGCAACGGTTCACGGAACTGTTACAGCGCCTAGCGTTGAAGAGATGCAACAGGCGATTTTAAAGGGCGTGACCCAGATTCAAACCTTTGTTGATGATCAAGGCGAGCCAATGAATGAGAATGCAAGTTCATTTTTAGTCATGGTTCCTTCGAGCTTGTCAGTAGCTGCAATGAATGCGTTAGCAGTAGTTCGCGGAACTGGTTTGACCGAGCAATTAAGCCCGTTTAATATCGAGCTTGCCGTTAACCCTCGATTAAGTTCTTGGACTGATAGTTTTGCTGTATTCCGTACAGGCACATCGACCGGCGCAATCATACGGCAAGAAGAAAAGCCTATCACCTTGTCAGTTAAAGGCCCAGGCAGTGATTATCATTTTGATAATAACGCTTCTCAGTACGGCATTGACACACGCCGAACTGTTGGTTATGGCATGTGGCAGGAAGCTTGCTATGTAACTATGGTTTAAACCTTTAAATAATGGGCGGCGATTCAGGTCGCCGCTCATGTGAGAATATTATGAAAAAAATTGAAGTAGTTGAAAAGGCCATGACCATTCGTTTTGGCTCTGTTGAGTTGACGAAAGATCAAGCCAAGTCGAGAAAGCACAATCTAACTCATTTGGTAGACAATCTGTATGAAGTGAAAAATCCGATACAATTCAAGGTAGGTGAAAGCTTTGGCTTTGAAGCTTCAGCAGAAAAAAAAGAACCTAAGAAAAAAGCAATTAAATGAGCTTAATTAACCCGTCTCAGTTGCTTATTAAAGGCGCAAACGCTGAAGAGGTCACACTTGACGGTGTGGCTGGCGTTTTGGGCAGATTCTCTAATCCAACACTAGACGAAGACGGGCGATTTAAGAAAGTTCCCACATTTCTGACTGCTAAGAGTAATCATGCAAGCCCTAAAGGCGTTGATATTATTCGAGGCGGATCTACTTTTGAAGTTAAAGAGGCTAAATCGGTGGGTGAAGACACAATGTGGTTACTTAGGTTACAAAAGCAATGACTCATAAACGGCAGCTAATACGCGAACGCATAGCTACGGTTCTGACTGGATTAGTCACAACAGGATCAAACGTATTTCAGTCAAAAATACGTCGGTTATCTGACATTCAGTTACCGGCGATCATGGTTTATACGGGCGCTGAAGAGTTAGTTGAGGAGTCTCTTTCTAAGGGGTTCTCTGGAGTTATGCAGGTCGAGCTATCAATCCAAGTGGTTGTCAAAGAAAATGACAACTATGACGATGTTTTAGACGACATTTTAAAAGAGGTTCAAGCGGCCATGAAATTGGAGCGCGAGACAGGAGGAGCTGGATCGCTACCAGAAATCACTAACGTGTTTTTCTATTCTGGTTTGGAGGACGTTGATTATGACGATGGCGAGATAGACACAGGTAGTCAATCAATTAAATATATGGTTCAGTATGAACAGGATTTATAAATGAAAAAAGTGAAAATGCAGCTTGGTAAAAGTGTTATCGAGTGCCTTGAGTCTGAAAAGCAAACAATGTTAAACCGTGGCTATGTTGATTTTAAACAAAAGCCAATTAAAGAATCAAAAACTGATTTAAAAGAGGGAAGTAAAAATGGCAAAGCTTAATGGTTTTGGTGGTTCAATTGTAATTAATTCAAATACTATCGCAGAGGTTGAAGAGTGGAGCACTGACGAAACCGCTCAGATGGTCACAGGCGTTGCCAAGGGTGATGCTACGGTTATCGGTGAAGCGGGGCCAATTACTCGTAAACTGAATATGACTCTATTTTTAGATCCTAGCGACACAGCAGGTCAGGGTTCAATCACGATTGGCGCTACGTTAACCCTTATGGAGTTATACGTGGCTGGCAATGCGTCTGGTGACGACTATTACACGTGCGCCACTGGCGTTGTTGAGTCGGTTACTCGCAATTCACCTAACGACATGTCTAAAATGACGGTCGGTGTGCATTTGAATGCGGCATTAGTCGAAACGGCGGTTGCATAATGAGCTTATTCGATGATATGAAAGCCGATTATCAAGAGAAGCTTTCAGAGAATGGGCGGGTTGAGGTGCCCGTCTCGTTTTCGAATGAAAAGCTTTATGTTTATCGGACTGTTACGGGCAATCGAAAGAATAGGATTCTTGTCGCTCAAAAAGAGGGCGGTATGTTCTTTGCCGCCTCTGTTCTGATTAACACTCTCAGAAAAGAAGATGGCGAATACGCGCTGAAAAGCGTTACCGTCAATCAGCTTTTAAATGAAGCCGATAGCGTTGTTTTAGATGCAATTGCCGCTAAGATTATACCGATAATATTTGCGGAAAATGACGATGGTGAATTAATCCCGAACGATGAAAACCCAGCTCTTGATATTGCGGCGGGAAACTCACCGAAAACCAAGAAATCTTAAGTAGGTTTCAATTGGCGTATAAATTGCAGCGTCCTATCAAAGAGGTTTTAGATATGGACGACTGCATGTATTGGCACTGGTTGGCATTTTTTCAACAATTAAAAGAATAGGGGCGCGGTATGGCTACCAAAGCATATGTTGACATACATGGTCGAAATAAGACTGACCGCGCTTTTAGCAAGGTGAAGGCTAATGTTTCCAGTCTTGATAAGACTTTTAAGAGGCTTAATGGTGGAATTGCTGGGCTAGGAATTAGCCTTGTGGTGGCAAAGCTTGCGGCGCTGGGTGGCGGCGCAATAAAGACAGCGGACGCAGTAGAAAAACTATCGAGAAGGTCTGGGCAGAGCGCTAGAATGATCTCTGAAATGGGTTTTGCTCTATCTCAAAATGACGCGACAATGGCGGATTATGGAAATTCGCTAAGAAATATAAACAAGAACACTCAAAACGCGGTTGACGGGTTACAAACTCAGTCGCGAGCGTTTGGTAAGCTGGGTATTAGTGTAAGCGCCTTTTCTAAGCTAAATTCAGACCAGAAATTTATACAGCTATCAGAGGCGATTAGCCGCATTGAAGACCCGTCCATTAGAACGCAAGTGGCTATGGATATTATGGGGCGTGCTGGCGAAAGATTGCTACCAGTGATGGAGAATGGCGCGGCAGGTATAGCAAAATACAGAGAAAAAGCCATAGAGCTAGGCCAATCTCTATCTGAGGATCAGGTTAAGGGTGCGGCGGCGGCGGCTGACGCACTGGACGAACTTTCAAAGTCAATTAGTGGTGCTTTTTTACAATCTGTTGTGGCTTATTCTGAAGAAGTTTCTGGCTTGGCTAAGTTTTTCCAAGAGACGATACCCGTAGCCATTGGCGCGGCTGTATCGGCATTTAATACGATTGGCCCCGCAATACTTCCGGCTCTGGCTGCATTCGCGGCGGTTAAAGTCTCAATTGCAGTGTGGACAGCATTGAGCGCAGTAGTTGCGACGTCAAGCCTATCTCTTTCTATGTTTTCAACTAGAGCTGGATTGGCATCGATAGCAACCGCATCAATGACCGGATCAATCGGATTACTTAAGGGCGCAATGGCTTTACTCGGTGGCCCCGCTGGAGTGATAGCGTTAGTTGTGGGCGCATTGGCTATATTTATAAGCCGCTCTCAAGCTGCACAAAAAGCAAACTCAGATTTCATAGCGAGCGTAAATAAAGGAACAGAAATAAAATTAAATGACTCGCTGGAGAAAACAAGCCGCATTATTTTAAATTTGGAGGCCGATTTAGGCAAGGCTAAAAAAGAACTTTCAGAGGCGACGTCAACATTCAGTATCTTCGGCAAAGGATCGCTTGAGGCCGGCATGAAAGTTCAGCAATTAGAAAACGAACTTAGAGCGGCAAATAAAGCTTCTGGAATTATAACAAAGCAAATTGAATCTCAAGCAAAGCAGACTAAGCTTTTATCGGAGTTGAATGATGACGCTGGCGGCTCTTTCTCTTCACTCACTGGGGAAGTTGACGAAACAGCAAAAACCTTTAAGCAGCTAAAGGCTGCTATGCAAATATCTCACGTTGAGGCATACAGAAAAGAAATTGAAAGGCTTGCCGAGGCAACTGGGACTAACTTAATAAAAACCCAGAAAGAGCTAAATAGAACTCTTGATGAGTCTGACGAGCGAGCAAGAAACTACGCAAAGGCACTGGAGACCGCTAGACAAGTTTTACTGTCTCGCGGCCTAATTGAGGGCACAAAAAAATATGAAACCGCGCTGGAGTCTTTGGGGTTTGAAACTGAGAAAACCACCACGGTCATGGCAGCATCGTGGGAGCGATTCAAAGATAGCGCTTTTAGCTCGCTTGAGACTTTCTATAAAAATGGACTGAGCGGCGGGAAGAGCTTCACTAGCTCGATCAAAGATTTATTTAAAGACATGGTTGCGAGCGTGTTAGCTCAGATAACCGCACTTGTCGCGGCGAATGCCTTTAAGAAGTTTCTTAACTTTGCATCGGGTGGAAAATATGGCTCCGACGTTGGCTTCTTTGACGGTGTTGGCGCTTTGTTTACTGGTAGCAGCGGCAGTAATGGCGAAAACCTAAGCGCGGCGGCTGGATCAATCTTTGGTGAAAATGCAGGTCAAAGCTTCAATACTGCGGTTGGCGTTGGTAGTTCGGCTCTTGGTGTTGTTGGTGGTGCAAATCAAATCGATCAAGGCCTAGAGCAAGGCGGCACTG